TTATCATTTTGTATTTGATCCGCATTGCGTAGAATGCAATGCAGATCCGGCAATTCATACGCAAGCGGGTTAGCAAGCGCAATACTTAAAACGCAATTCGTTTGACCTTTTTTTTCCGGCGTTTTTTCTCGGTAGTGTAATTTGTGAGCTTAAATTCTCTAGGTTTTGAGCATATTTTTAGCCAACCCCGCCCAGGTGGTGAGATTTCTATCAATGCAATACGTTGTTTTTTTGCTTGGCTCTTTTTCGATTTTTTGGACGATCAAAGGGCATGGAAGTAAAGCAACCAATATTAGTGCGCGTGAAAGTCTGTGCGGATCTGCTCGGTTTATCACCGAACATGGTCAGGAACTTGATCCGATCCGGGGAACTTGAAGGGTTCAAGATCCATTCAGGTGTTTCACACGTATCAATGAAGAGCGTTAATAATTGGCTAAAGTCTCGAAAGGTTGCAGCATGATTTACCCGGCCAAACTTTTAAACATTCCTACCAAGTCGGCACCTTCTGCCGCTCATCTCTCATTATTAGTTTGGCCGGGCTTTAACATAGAGCACATAAAAAGGGGTGAAATACTTCGGTGCTCCCATTTATTTAAACAAATAGCGGCAAATTTCTGGCTATTTATAGAGCAATTGGCTCCTAACCACTTGAAACCGGGCTTATTTCCTAACAAATACAGCTATTTCTTTGATTCATGCCGCACTTATGACGCGGCAATCCAATCAAACGCGACAACGCATCGCGAAGGCCGGGGGGGGGGTATCAATTTTGACGCGCACCTTGAGGATATAGATGGATTACTACTCACAAAATTTCCCACAAATGGGGCTTGGGGTCGTGGTTGCCTCCAAGCGGTAAGACAATTGGTACAGACCATTATTAAGATATGGCGAAGGTTAGACTCAAACAAGTTAGTTGTCCTTTCATTGAACGCCAATTGTCCTACCAAAAAAATTTCAAAAAAAGGCCGGGGGGTTTGTCATGGATGATTCATTTAAAAACCCGATTAATGAAGATCAATTAGCAAAAAAGATCGGAATTTCTAGAACTGCCTTAAAAGGGCATCGAAATAGAATATTAGATAAAGACATTCATTGGAAAAAAGCCGGACGAGTCATCATTTACTCAGAAGAGGGTGTTTCCCGGTTAATGGATGAAGTTGGGGTTCATACCCCTAAAGACGAGTTAAAAGCCACCTTGCGCGAAGTGAGCGCCAAGGAAGGGGATACGGAGGAATTGGTCTTCGTGCGGGGTGGTTTTGCTAATGATAGGGTGATTATAGCCAAACGGGTTAATGGCGAACTAGTCACTGTTCGAGTGCGCACCAGCAAGAATTTCCGACCAACGGACGCAAAAGGGCAAACTATGAAGTTTCCCGCTAAACGCGAGGGGAGCGTGTGGATGATCGCACGACCAATACCCCGTTGGCCGGGTAAATGGTGAAAGCGAAGTGGAGGAAAACATCTTTAAAAGCACTAGATCGGCTCCTTTATCGGCGCATCAAAAAAAAGCGTTGGCGATGGTGCAAGGTCAACTACGATGGAAAACAAAAAGTTCATCTAGTAGATCCGCAAGGAAGGCTTTGGGAATTCAAATTGCAGGGAGGCGCATGGGTGCGTCCAGCATGGTTGAACGATGAGTCTGTTCCTAGAGAAACAGGCATTTGCACTGCCGTTAAATGATCCTTCGGCAAAATTGCTTTTAATTGCAATGTGCCATCTTTCCGCAACTGGAGAGGTGTACGCCAATCCTTTGACTTTGCAAAGAATGACAGGATTAGCTGAATCAACTGTTCGACTTAAAAGGCGATTATTAATAAAAAATAATATTATTATTAAAACAGATAATAACAGATATATTATAAATTTAAAAACGCCAGATTCTAGCGAAGAAACGTCGTATTCTAGCAAAAAAACGTCGTATTCTAGCAAAAAAACGCCAGATTCTAGCGGTAAAACGCTAGATTACGACACCCCCCTATATAGGAACATAAAGAACATAAAGAACGGGGAACTCTCTACTTCATTTTTAGAGTCTGAACTCAAGGCAATGTACTACCGTAAACGGCAACATCCGGGCAATCCAGAGATCACTAACCCTGTCGATAGGGACAATCAATTACGTCAGGACTTTTGGAGCTTGGTTAAACAAGAAAAAATTCTACGCGCTGAAATGGATCGGCGCATTATGAAACTAAAAAACAATGATTAATGAAACTAAAACTAACTTGGAAGCAGAACGTGGTGTTTTGGGTTGCTGCTTATTGGAAGCTCATTTGAGGGTATTTGAGGTTTACGATGCCTTGGGTAACGATGCAGTAGAAATATTTAGCATACCAAATCATCGAGCCATTTGGTTGGCATTACTTGAGGTACTTGATGGAGGAACAACTATTGACATTCTTCAGGTATCGATGGTTTTGAAAAAAAATCACGAAAAAGAAGGCCCGGATCAAGGTTGGATTGCTTTGTTAACAGAACTTCAAGATGCAGTTCCGTCTGCGCATAACCTTAAATTTTATCTTGATGCTGCCAACGATACATATCTGGCGCGAAAAGCTGGAACTCTGATTACAAAATATTATGAAAAAATTGGTTCTGAAAGTGGTGATACAAAAAAGATTTTAGAACAGTTTGAAGGAGAGTTGATGGCAATCAACAGTGATCCGGTTGGAAGAGAATTAAAAAAATTATCTGACTTGTTGCCTACAGTGCAGCAGCAAATGGAAACTTACAAAAGAGGTAAGGGCCAACTTACTGGGTTATCAACCGGGTTTGAATATTTAGATAAAATACTTGGAGGAATGAGAGGGGGCGAAATGTTAGTTATTTGTGGCCGCCCAGGTGAGGGTAAAACTGCATTTGGAATGAACATCTGTGCTAATGTCGCAGTAAAAGATCAAGCTGTTTTAATTTTCAGTCTCGAAATGAGTGCCTTGGAATTAGCTCGGCGTGTGGTGTTTGCTGAAGCTAATGCTGATATTCAAATGTGGCGAACAGGATATAGTGAAGCTGATCAGCTTCCAGATTTATCAGACACAATAAATGATTTAAAAAATTATCCAATTTACATTGATGAACGTGCCGCGTTAACGATGAATCAAGTTAGAAGTAAAGCGCGACAAGCAAAGTTAATGCACGGAATTAAATTAATCATGGTGGACTATTTACAGTTAGCCAAAGGAGAAGAGGGTAGAAGTTCGCAGTATTCACGGGAGCAAGAGGTAGCCAGTGTAAGTCGAGGGATAAAACAAATGGCTAAAGAGTTAGATGTGCCTGTTATTGCGTGTGCTCAGTTAAATCGTAATTCCGCACATAGTAGAAATCAAAAACCTACTTTAGCGGATCTACGTGAGTCAGGTCAGATTGAACAAGATGCTGATATGGTAGCAGCACTTTATCCAGTGCCAGAAACAGAAGAAAGCAATGAAGCACAAAAACATTGGAGTAAACATGATATGAGAACTGATTTACTTGTTTTAAAACAACGAAGCGGCCCAACGGGTCATGCAGAATTTACATTCAAAAAAAGCAGTGTTCGTTTTTTTGAATATCAATCCACAGAAATATAAAAAAATATGTACTTAAATAACCTATATAATGTAACGGGAAGATTTGGGCGTGATCCAGAACTTCAGACCAGACCAGAAGGATCAGTGAGTAATTTTTCAATTGCTGTTGATACTGGAAAAGATAAAGACGGAAATAATAAAGATCCCATGTGGGTTGATTGTTATTGTTGGCATAAAAAAGCAGAGCTTATAGGTGAGTGGTTTAAGAAGGGTGATTTAATTCACATTATAGGCCCAATAGAACAAAGAAGTTATATCAATAAAGATTCTGTTAAAGTTGATAAGTGGAGAGTCGAAGTTAAAGAATTTAGTTTCGTTCCTAGAAATAAAAGTGCTGACGATCTTAATAAGGAATAAAAAATGCCAAATCAACGACATCCAGATAAAAAACCAATTGGAGTGTATATGTTTAAATCGGACAAAGATTCGCTAGACCAAAACGCAAAAGTACATGGAGTTCATGTAAGTGATTTAGTTAAAGCGAGCACAGATAACTATCTTCGTTTAAATAAAACACAACAAAGAAAATTATTAAATATGTGGCAAGGGCGAGTAAAAGAATAAGACATAAAAAGTGCTGACGATCAGACAAGCTAAACAATTGTTTGCCTGTTGTGCGGGTGATCCAATTGAGGAATGGAATATTTTAGAATATTTCTACGCGCACAATCATTTAAAACGAGGTGACACTTTAAGTCATCTTGAAAAAGAAATGCACAAGCAAATAGTGTCTGATCCTTATACTTTTAAAAACAACGTAAAGAAATGGTCAAAAAATGGCTGAGTCAAAATCAATGTCAGGGCTTAATAATAAAGGACTTGAGAAAGTGGATTCTGTCGGTGAAATAAATATAGATAACATAAAAGGAACTAAAAAATTAATAGATCGTGGCGCAGCAAAGTTTTGGGCCAAACGAGGAATGAGTGATGCAACTCACGCTTACAAATATGGATCAAAAGCAGCAAAACCTAAAGACACAGACTAATCCCGCTAAGAAACCTTTAGAAAAGAATCAAGGTGAGATGTTTGAATTAGCTGAAGTTCAGGATTTAACTAAAGCAATGCTCAAGGCTTATGATAGTAAGCCGGGAGAATTTAGTGGTGCAATCATTGAGCGCAATAAAGAGAAGGTGGATCTAATGCTGGAACTCTTGGCCCAGCCTGACATGACCCATAAAAAAATTGCCAAATTACTTGGTGTAAGCCGAAACACTGTCGCAGCTTTGGAAAGAAGAGCAGAGGATGATGGTAGGTTAGAAGCTTACACGCAAAGGTTGTTACATAAAACAAGGTACGCGCATCGCGTTGCAATTGATGGGTTAATTGAATCATTAGAACATGGTGATTTACCACCAAGAGATAAGGGAATTGTATATGGCATTTTATCAGACCATCTTGGCAAGTTGGAGGGACGACCCACGCATATTATTGAAAACCGTCAAGAAATGGGGGCCGATGAATTCAAAGATTATATGGAATCGGTCAAAAAGGAATTGCAGGAAAAAAAGGCAGACGTAATTGATGTAAAAGAAAATGAAACTTGAATACATACAAACAGATTTCCCAACCATTCCAAAATTAACTGATGAAGAAATGGTTCACATGGCTCAAGAAAAAGGGCTGACTTTTTTAAAACAATTTCTTGATAAAAGAGAAGCTACTATTGCTAGAGTAAAACATGATCCACTACGTTACGGAGTAACATTCCAATCATGGAAAGATTGCGATAATTTACTTGAAAATTATGAAGAGGTTTTAGTGCTAGGTGGAAACAGAAGTAGTAAAACACAATACGCATCTTATAAAACTGCAAAAACTTTATCTGAAGGTGAAAATAAAAATGTTTGGTGTTTGCATTCTACACTTCCAAGCAGCATCGAAATGCAACAGCCAGTTGTTAGAGGTTATCTACCTCCTGAATGGAGAAACATTGGTAAGGTTGGTCAAACTACAAACGTGCGTTGGACAGATAAAGGGGGATTTGCTGATCAGGTTTTTATTCTTCCTAATGGTAGTAGGACACGTTTCTTAAACTATTCAATGGATGAGAAAGTTTTTGAGGGTGGCGAACTGGATTTGATATGGGCTGATGAGTTGATCGGATATGAACTTGTTAAAACATTGCGTTACAGAATTGTTACTCGCAGTGGAAAACTTTTAATCACATTTACTCCTGTTAAAGGTTACACCATGACAGTTAAGGAATACTTGGCAGGATCACGTGTAATAGAGAGCCGACCCGCTGAATTATTAGATCAACATAGAATTCATGTGCCGGGATGTAAGCCCGGAGAAATGCCATACATACTTGAATCAAGAAGTAAAAGTGCTGCGATAATTTGTTTTCACTCTATTTGGAATCCTTTTGGTGGATATAAAAATATCGTAAAAATGCTGGGAGGAAAAACAACTGAAGAAATTAAAATACGTGCCTATGGATGGGCTGAAAGGTTGGAGGGTAAAGCATTTCCTAAATTTAATGAACGTGTTCATGTGGTTGATCCAAAAGATATTCCAACAAAAGGAACCCGTTATTGTGCGTGTGATCCGGGTGGTAGTAAAAATTGGTTTTTAAAATGGTACATCATTGATGATATAGGTCGTGTTTTTCTTTATCGTGAGTGGCCTGATAAAAGAACATTTGGAGAATGGGCATTGCCTTCTGATAAGCCGGATGGAAAACCGGGAAGCGCACAAACCAGTTTGGGTTTATCAATTATTGGATACAAAAAACTTTTAAAAAAACTTGAGGGTGATGAAGAAATTTTTGAAAGGGTAATCGATCCAAGAGGTGGGGGAGCAGAGGTTCCTAATGTGAAGCAGGGACAAAGTATAATATCTATGATGGAAGAACAACAATCAGATCCAGATGGAAATATAATTGGTGATAGATACATTTGGTATGCTGGCCCAGGTGGTGATGTTGAAGATGGAATTATGGTGATCAATGATATGTTGGATTACGATGACACTCAGCCTGTCAGCGCAATGAATCATCCTAAATATTTTATAAGCAGTGATTGTGAACAAAGTATTTATGCGTATGCAGAATACACGGGATTAGATGGTCAAAAAGGAGCATTAAAAGATGTGGTAGATCCTGATCGTTATCTTTTCAAAAGAGGCATTGAATATGTTGATGAACAATCAATGACTGCAACCGGAGGTTTTACCGCGCCGGGAAATTCAATTTTTTCAAACGTAGAAACTTATGACTATTAATGAATTGCCAATGCTGGTTAGGGCTGGGGAAGCATCAAAGTTTACGGGCTTAACCCGTGAACAACTTGCGGAATTAGCGGATCGGGGTGTTTTGAAAATGCACAGGCTAGATAAAGGCTGGAGATTTTATTCCAGAGAAAGCCTAAAAAAATTAGTAAAAGCTGAAGGAACAGAAAATATATGACAATAGAAGAATATATGGGAAATCAAGAGGTGCGAGACAACGATCTACGTTCTCTTATGGCTGATAATCGATTTAACGCGGTAAAAGCCTTAATGAAATCATTGCGTGAAGAATCTGTAAATTGGGTTTCAAGCCCTACATTAGCTTCAGAAGCAGGAAAACAAAACCATGCTCTTGGTCAAATATCGGCGTTTGTCCTGTTAGACGAGCATTTACGATCGATATGGGATAATGTGGAAGATGAAGGCATCTAAATTCACCTAAAAACACCTGAAACCGGGATAAACCCCGGTAAAACCAAATCAGTCATTTGATTTTTTAGCCAAAACCCGATTCATTCTCTGCTTCGGGCTTTTCTTTGGTTTGCCCAAATTAACCAATGTCACCGACTTGCGAGGTTAAAAGCATGAGTACAGTTGCAGAACAACAAGAGAGCCAACCGTCAGCTATAAATGACGCGGATAACATTACCCTAGAGGGCTTGGGGCAGATGTTAAAAGAAAGTAATGCCCAAACGGAAACTGGATCGGTTGAAGAGCAGACCGAACCGGATGTATCGGAAGATTCTCAAGATGAAGAAATTCCTCAGTCAGAGGAAGCAGTAGATGATGAGAATTCTGAAGGGGTAGAGGATTCCCCGGTTGAAGAAGAGGACGATGAGCCAGACGCGCAAGACGCGGATGAAGGTGAGGAATCTGAAGAATCGGAGAATAAGACTCAGGCAGCAATCAATAAGCGTATTGGAAAGTTAACTTCTCAAAAGAAATTAGCCGAAGAACAACGCCGAGAGGCAGAGGATCGCTTATCGAAAACTGAAACTGAAAACGTAAAATTAAAGGAAATGCTTGATAAGCAAGGAACTGAAAGGTTGTCGGCCAATGATCCATTGGCTTCTGTGATGACCCAAAGAGAATTGAGTAATCAGGCAAAACAGTTTCGTGAAATGCGTCGATGGGCCTTGCGAAATCCAGATGGTGGCGAATATGAACTGCCAAATGGTAAAACGGAAGACTATGACAGTGATCAATCGGAACAAATTTTGAAGTACGCGGAAGAAATGTTAGAGGAAGAAATTCCAAAAAGAGAAAAATGGCTGGGCGATCATTCTCAATTAGACAATGTAATCGGACAACATTTTCCAGCTTGGAATGAAACTTCTAGCGATGAATACGGACAGTATCAGGAAATTTTACGTGAGATGCCTGAATTAAAACGCTTTCCTAATTATAAACAATTAGTAGGTGTTTTTTACAAGGGACTCATGGCTTATAATAATGAGCTAGTTTCTGCTTCGGAACCTAAGTCAAAACCAAAACCCAAGAAGGTTTCAAAATCTAGTGCTCCAACGAAAGTTGCAACCCCAGCAAGCGCACCGCCTCCGGCGAATGCGTCATCTAAACAAAAAGGGTTGTCCAAGGCTGAACAAGCAGTTTCAGATTCTAATGGAAGTGCCGATGCAGTTATGCAACTGCTCAGAGCAAGACAAGCTGCCAACGCAGCATAAGGAGAAAAATATAATATGGCATCAGCCAATAGTTATGCCTCGCCTTCCACTACTGGTGGAAACAGGGAAGACCTACGAGATGTTTTAACCATCTTGGAACCGGAACAGACTCCGGTTGTTTCCGCTATGAAAAAAGGGCCGGGGCCAAAAGCCACCTTCACAGAGGTGTTAGCAGATGAACTGGCAACACCATCAACTGATGGTCAACCAGAAGGTAAAGACATTGGATCGTTCACAAACAAAGCTGCAAAACGGCAGAGGTTTGGTAACTACATTCAAATTGCTACCCGCGATTTTGGTGTTTCCGATGTTCAAATGTTAGTCGATACCGCAGCGGTAGCTAATGAATATGATTATGCTAAAATGAAAACGCTTCGTGAAATGAAGCGCGACATTGAAGCAACAATCTGTTCAAACAATGATCGTCAATCAGGTAACGGTAATGACGCCTGGAAAACCCGTGGGTTATTTAAGTGGACAGCAAGTGGTCGTACAAAAGGTACTGATGTTGCTGCTGGAGGAAATGTTGCAACTGATCAAATGGATCGTGCTGTTGCTGCTGATATTCCTGCTGAATATCGCACACCAGAAGCTCAAGACATTAATGCTGCTGGTGATCTCACAGAAGCTAAACTTAATGGAGTGTTGCAATCTCTTTTTGAAACTCATTCATCTAAAAAAACCTACATGGGTGTTTTTGGGCCGGAAGTAGTTGAGAAGATTGATAACTTCACTCGCGTTGAAAATAATGCTACATCACAGCGTTATTCAATAAATGATAATGCTGCTAGTAAGACTATTAATTTGGAAGTGAAAGTATTCAATTCCAGTTTTGGTCGCGTAAACGTATTACCGTCCGTGTTCTTAAATCATAACGGAACTACGTTTGATGCAGATGCAGGGTTGCTCCTTGATCTGGATCTCTTAGAGCTTCAATACATGGAGCCTCTATCTGTACATAATTTGGACAATGAAGGTGGTGGGCCTCGCGGTTACGCCAAGACTATCTATTCTCTTTGTTGTAAAAATCCAAAGGGATTAGCCGCAATTGATGATGGTGCTGGAGCAGCTTAATAAGGAGGTTAAAAGAAAGTTATGAATAAATATTCTTTAACAAATCAAGAAGCAACAAGGCAGGGTTTTACCCATATGTTTAATGTTACTGAAGCCGATTTTGTGGGTACCAGTGGCGCTAACGAATCACTTAATTTATGTGAACTTAAATTAGGTGATTTTGTTGATAATGTATGTGTGGAAATGGTTACCCCGTTTGATCATGCAAATGCAGGAACAAAGTTAGACTTAGGTGTAACTGGTTCAACTGATGGGCTTATCGATAACGGTGATCTTGAACTCACTGCCGGAAAAATAATGCTTATTGGTGAAGGATCAAATGCAACTGGCGCTCCAATTGGGGTGAATGCTGATGGTAATCTAATTGCCAAAGTCATTCTTACTACAACAACTGGTGGAGCCAACTTGACTGCTGGTTCAGTCAACATTTGGTGCAGAATCAATAAGGCAGCGGATCGTAAAGATCCAGCAGTAGACAACGGGTAATGCCGGGTCAAATACTTATACCCAAGTTCGGGAAGCGGGGGCGCGATAGCGCCTCCGTTGCCCGTGCTTTGCGTGATCCCGAACTTCATAAGAATTATATTCGAGCAGAAAAAGCTAAATACCGAAATCGTGCATCAACGATATTTCAACGGTATAAAAATTATCAACCAAATAGAAAAGCGGAATTAAGACTCGAAGGCGTAATAGATGCCCGTACTTGGTTTCGTTGGGTTCAACAAGATCCAGATTTTTGGAAAGACGATTCTAACGTCAAAAAATTTCTTAAAGACAACAAAGAAGCCACCCCGTGGAAACAATAACCTATAGCGATTTATTAAGGCGTGTTGTCTCTTATTGTCAGCGAGTTTATTCAGAATTAAGTTCAGATGATTCGGAAGCAATAAAGACCTTTCTTGATACTCGTATAAAACAAATTTGGGAGTTTTATCAGTGGCCTGATTTGACCCGTGTAGAAAAACGCTATTATAAAGCGTTATATAGTTCTGGTACTACGTATGCGGCAGGAGCAGAGGTATATTATCCGACTGAAAAAAAATATTACCAAGCACTTAAACAAACCTCTGGTAATGCTCCCACTACTTTAACCCATTGGGCTGAATCAAAACAAAGTTACGCAGATGATCCTTGGGTTGCTGGTGCAGCTTATGCCGTAGGAGATATTGTTGAATATGCTTCTGATGGATTGTTTTATGCTTGTCATACTGCTCACACTTCCAGTGGAACACTTGTTCCAAACGCCACTGGTAATAATGAAAGATGGGGAAAATTAACCGAACTTGATAAGTACGTTGCTTGGGAACAAGCCGGAAAAAACAAGATCGGGGATGTGCTGGGGGTTTGGGACGAAGATCCGCGCACGAACACAAAAGCAGAAAAGGAAAACTTTTTCCAAAGCGAAAATGGTGTGCAGATTATCGATGGGCCAAACATCGTTTATATTAAATATAGGCAAGTTGTGCCTAGCCTTTTTTATAATACATGGACTTCCGGCACAGCTTATTCAATAGGTGATGTTGTGCGTTACCCGGCAACGGGTGCAGACTTCAGTCTGTATGAAGCGCAAACAGTACACACCGCAACCGGGAGTGATGATCCTTCTGACGGAACAAATGATTGGGCGATTATAAATATCCCCCGCGACTTTAGAGCTTTTTTAACTCATGCCGCTGCCGCTGATATTCTGATTTCTGATGAAAGAGAAACTTTAGCTGGAGCACAAATTGCATTAGCAGATAAAGCGTTAATAGAGTTAGTCGATAAATTTGAACGTCAAGAAGGACAATCCTCTCAGGTAGATGTCAAAATTGATGGTTCACGTTAAAAAATGAAAGAGATAGATCAGCTAAAACAGGCGCTACAAAGCTTATACGCAGTAGCACGGGCAGCTTCAGTACCAGCCGAGGCACATGAAAACACAAAGGTAAACGCTCAGGCGATTTTGGAATACCTTGAAAAACAACCAGATTCTGGCGTTGGTGCGCTGGATGGTAACAGTGAAGTTGCCGAACCCGAACTAGCTGAGGCAGGGGGGCAATAGCCCTCCTGTCCTTGGCTATAACAAAATAAAATAAATAATATGTTAAAATCAAAAACATTGTGGACAGGGATCACAGGAGTAATCGGTGCATTAGCAGGATACATGACAGGGGATTTGGAACTAGGTTCTGCAATTAATGTCGGTATCACTTCATTGCTCGCTATTTTTGTGCGTCACGGCATTAAAACTGAAGCCAATAAATAAATGGGTTTAATCAAGGCGATAGCGACCTTGATAAATGCTTTTCCAGTTTTGGCGAAGCTATTAGCTCAGTTAAATGATGCTATAAAAGAAAAGAACGCGCGTGAAAGATATGAACAAAAGACTGATAGGATCGATGCTGCTATTCGTAATGTTAATAGCGATGGGATGTCAGCAGACTCAGTTCAATGGAGTGGATCGAATGTTGACCCACCCGGAGTTCAAGGCAGCGGCGAAAGCAGCACCACGTTTCACAACGGAAGTATTAAAAAAACTCGCTGAGTATGAATACGAATTGGAACGTAAATAATGCCAGAATATCTTACAGATGGAGATCAGGGTTTTGTCGGAGTAAATATGCGCCTCGATCCAGCGCAACTTTCTCCGGGTTTTTTATCTAGTGCTAAAAATAAAAGATTTGTAAATGGGGTTGCTGAAACCCGCCCAGGTGTAGTTCTTTTACCTTGGAGTAATAAATCCGGTTTGGATTATGAACACAAGGTTTATGCTAAAGATGATATTGTACGTTATAGTGGTAGGAAGCGGCGAATCTCTGGTGACACCAATACCGACACTAATGTTGCCACTGGTATAACAAACGGAACCTTTGCAACTGATTCAGTTTGGACAAAGGGAACTGGCTGGACAATCAGCGGAAACAAAGCCGCACGAACAGCAGTTAGTGCATCAAATTTATCCCAAGACATGGGGGCAACGGTTAATCATGTCTACTTTGTAAAGTTTACGTTGTCAGATTGTACTGCCGGAACTTTAAAATTATTCATAGGTGAAGATGGCACAAATCGGCCAACTTTTACTTCCAATGGAACTTATGAGTCTATTGTAACTTCAGCCGGGGCAAATCCTAATGTCTTGTTTTTTCAAGGTGATAATTCGTTTGTAGGTAAAGTTTCAAATGTAACTGTATCAGAACCCGCTAATGTTCAATTAACTGCTACACAAGGTGCTGTAAGTAATCCTTTAAAAGGCCCATATTTTATTCGTAACGAAGTAAATTCTGGAACTGTTAAAGCGCCTTTAGCTTCAAACAATGAAACAAATAGTGAATGGACTGAATTAAGTGGTCAGAGAGTTTTTTCATTTGGAATAGTTTATGGTGTAGGAGCGTTTTCTGATCCAAATAGTATTGAATATTTAATCGTTGCTGCAAGTGATGGAATTTATGTAAGCCGGGAAGGGATGGCCGCTTATAAATTAAATGGATTAATTGCTGATGGCCCGGTCACATTTGTTCAAGCATTTCATAAGGTAATTATGTTTAGAGGCGAAGATAAAGCGCCTTACATGATGAGTGATTTAAACATTGGATTTGAAGTTATTACTCAATCAGAAACAGATGAAGGTTTGGATGAAAATGATATTACCGGACTAGAACCAATTCCAAATGCTGATAATGGAATTTATTTTCAAAATAGAATGATTGTTCCGCATAGCCGGGATTTAGTTTCTGCATCAGATTTTTTAAACCCAACTCGGTATCAGCCTGTTCTGTCTTCATTTAGAATAAATCAAGGTAGTGCTGATAAACTTGTTGCTCTCCATAAATACGACAGAACAACAGTAATTTGTTTTAAGGAACAATCCATTTATGTAGTGCGCAATATTTACGGTAATATGGAGGATCTTGTTTTAGATCAATTAACAAGTGCCTATGGTTGTATTGCTCCAGATTCAATTGTTAGTGTCGGTAAAGATGTTTGGTTTCTTTCTGATCAACGTGGAGTTTGTAGTTTGGCAATTACTCAAAGTGGAGCCATACAAGGTTCTGATCAGCCTGTTTCAGATCCTATTCAACCTTTAATAAATAAAATCAGATGGGATCAAGTTACGAATGCGGTTTCAGCATATCATAATAATCGATATTATTTATCTGTTTGTTTGGATGATTCATCAAACTTAAACAATAACGCAGTATTAGTTTATGATTTTATAAATCAATCATGGTCAGGGCATGACACAATTGCAGTTAAAAAATGGGTTCTCTTAACTGTGTGGGGTAAAAAAAGATTATGCTACCTAGATTACAACGGTAATATTGGATTGTATGATGATACAGAACTAGGTGGTTTAACTGACGAAACAGTTGCTAATAATATAGTTAGTGGAACTCAAATTGCAGATCAAATTCAAACACGGGGTTATTCAATAAATACAACCGGGCGTAAACATTGGCATTCTGCAACAATCAATGTTCAAACTTTAAACAGTCAGTTTAACACTCAAGCAACCGTAGATGGAGCTAAAGAAACCGTTGCAGTAAAGACTGTCACGTTTGATCGGACAAAATATGACAAGCCATTTTATGCGCCTGATTATGATGCTACCAATGTAAATGATGATTTTAATACCCCGTATCGTCAGGATTATTCTATTAATGGAACTTTCTGGCCTAAAACAAATGGGGTGTTTCCTGATCTGCATCAGGAAAGTAGCCATAAATTACGACTCAATGAAAAAGGACGATATGTCCAGTTAGTTGTAAATGGAACTCAAGGAAGAACAAAAGTTTCAAGTGTGGTTGTAGATGGGTTGCCAAAAGATAAAATTTTAAGAAAGGAAGTTTAATATGCCTTTAGCAGTAACAGTAGAAGCAGGAGAAAATTATCCAGATAACGAAGCGGTAACACTCGCTAAACTCCGTAAGGGAGCAAAGCCAAGTGTAGCAATAACAGGAACAGTTAGTGCAGTTGATATTCAAGACGGTACAATTACCGGAGCAAAAATAGCTGACACACAAATTTCTCCGGCAAAAATGGGGAATGCCACAATTACCGGAGAAACAAACGCAGCATTCAAAGGAGTAATATTAGCTAGTGGTTCTAACTCGGCTGATCTTGATAAATTTGATGAATTATATGCAGGAAAACGTAATGCGTTTCTTATCGGTTCATCAACTAAAACAGGAGAAGCATGGACAGATGAATATTTGGTTAAAAGTAAAACACTTCACGCTGATTCATCTCTTGAGGTAACAGATCAAACTGCCACTGATTTTACTATTAAAGTTAAAGACGATGGAATAGTTAGGGATATGATGGCAGATAATTCTGTCGGAAGTTCTCAAATATCTAACTATTCAGTTACCATTAATTCTTTATCGCCGGGTGGTGGAGATAGTTCTAGTGGAGGAATTGCATCAGAAACTGCTGATTTTTGGGGTGGTGTGTTAGATTTTAACCCTGCTTTAGAATCTGGAGACACAGGATGGCACGGCAAAGCATCAGCACTACAACCTACAGCTAAAAACCAAACGCTATACTCTACTGCTTCTGGTGAACGATTAAAATTTGGGCATCATCCATGCATACCAAGGGCATTTGCAAAAGTTTTACAAAATGGTGGAACTTTTGGCCCCGATGGCTTTGATGCTAGTTCTGTAGCTACTTTCAATGTTTCTCAATGTTCAGGAATTGCATCTATTACTCAAACAGCAGTAGGAACTTATGATGTTGTATTTCAAGATGGAATTTATGCAGTAGGAGATCCGGTAAAAGTATTTGGAAGAGGAAGTGCGTATGCTACTGATCCTTACACTGCGTTTGCTCATAATGCAGCTAATGCTGTTGCTGGAACTGGTTCAGCAGTAAAAGTAGTAGTTAAGTTTTATTTTATGTCTCACAATTCTGGTACATTTTTAAGTGACACACGTTTAAGAAACGTGTCTGAAATGGATTTGTTATTCTTCTAATGATTAGGAATGGGGATATTAGTAATCAAGCTAAGATCGATCCTGTCAAATTACGACCGGGCGATGAAGCTCAATTATTAATTGCTCAAGATAATGGGCGCTTTAAAGCAGTCACAATTAAAGGAGATGCAAAGTTAACAGCAGACGGTAGATTGTCTGTTAATGGATCGGCCCAGGATAACGATTCAAATATAAATTCAACTTTTCCTGATCTTGCAGAAAATGAAATTGCAGTTGGAGATACAGTTGGAATTAAAAGGGTAAATCTTGGAACTGGATCAAGCGCAATTCCACAAAGAGATTCTTCAGGAGTTTTAAAAGCTGAAACATCTGATTTTGCGACTAATGCTACAAATGCAGATACCGCAACTAACTCAACTAACCTTAACAATCAGCCTTCAAATTTTTATTTAAACACAAGCAGCACTATAGAATGTGAGGAGTTCAACTAATGGCAAATGTTTTAAAGATTAAGAAAAATTCTACTTGGGATAGCAACAGTAACCCTAGTAATTCAGATGTAGTTTATGGTGAGTTAGCATGGGCTAACGGAACTAAGCGTTTATATATTGGAAGACAGTCAACGCAGGGTGGTGCTGTTACAGCAACCCGTATTGGTGGTGAAGTTGGTTTAGCTAACGACCAGATTGTTAAATTAGATGAAGCGTGTAGTTCTGGTGAAATAGCAGTTTTTGGGTCAACAGGGCTAACTGGAAGAACAGTTACAGAATTTAAAAGCGACCTTGTGTTGGGTACAACTTCTGCTGCTAATTTTGCAAGTGTTACAACAACGGGAGACAATACAGTAGGGGCGAACCTTGCTGTTACTGGTAACATAACAGTAACCGGAAATCTTCAAGTTAACGGAAGTACTACAACGGTTAACTCTACAACAATGACCGTTGACGATCCTATTTTAACATTGGGAGGAGATACTGCACCGAGTTCAGATGATAACAAAGACAGGGGTATAGAATTTAGATACCATGATGGATCAAATGCAAAGATAGGATTTTTTGGTTGGGATGATTCTAATTCAAGATATGTATTTTATAAGGATGCGACTAACACCAGTGAAGTGTTCAGTGGAACAGTTGCTGGCATCCAAGCAAATTTAATTGGTAATGTAACAGGCAACGCTGACACTGCTACTACTTTAGCCACTGCCAGAACAATCGGCGGTGTTAGTTTTAATGGATCGGCAAATATTAATTTACCGGGTGTTAACGCAACAGGAAATCAAAACACTACTGGCAACTCAGCTAATGTCACAGGAGTAGTTGCGGTTGCAAATGGAGGTACTGGAGCTAATTCTACTAGTGGTGCTTTAGCAAACCTTGGTTACACTGGAGCTACAGACGCTAATAATTTTGCAATGACTGTTAGCCATGATGCAGGAACTGCCGCTGCATTTAATAGTGGAGATACTTTAAATATAACAGGGGGTTCTGGAATAACTGTTAACAGATCAGCTAGTAGCTACACTCTTGTAATAGATACATCTTCAGTATGCACTATAAATGCAACTCAGATTTTAACAAACAAAACAATAGACGGTGGCACATTCTGATAAATGTCTAACACCATAAAAATAAAACGCAATAGCTCTGGTACGCCAAGTAGTTTGGAGGCGGGTGAGCTTGCTGTTAATACTACTAATGGAAACTTGTATTGCGGTAACACTGCGGGTAATGGTGTTTTAAATTTAAATCCTTTCGTCACACTTGGGGATACTCTGTATTACAGTCAAGACGCAGAGAAACAAGTTGCTGATGACAGTACAAACTCCAACTACCATACGATGCGGGAGTTTTATTGTGATAAATCCGGCTCGTTCAGAATTAAGTTTTCAGCATTCATAGCAAGTGGAAGTTATTACTGGAGATACAGAATTTATAATGAAACTACATCTTCCGAAATAGCCACAGCATTTTTTAACTCAAGCACAAGCGGGAATGGTTTAGACACTGGGCAGTCAGCTAGTGTTCATGCTTATCGTCGCTACCGAATTGATGTAGGTGCAGACAAAGCCAAAGCTGGAGATAAGATACTCATACAAATGGTGTCTGCTTCTGGAGGTGGAGCGGCTATTGCAGGGAATGGTCAAAATTTAGTTTTAAAAGAATTTAGGGTTTATCTTGATCGGCAATATGCTACTCCAATTATAAACTCTAATGCTGGGACTTACAGTAATGGTTTTGATACAACAAATGGTCAGTTTGTAGGCAAAATCCGAAACACTGGCACTCAGTCTGAGGACAATGGATTACTAATTGAAACTGCTACTAGTAACGCAAGTTCTAATATTCTAAAGGTGCAGAGCGATGGTGATGCTAATATATTCATCGTAAAAGGAAATGGTAACATAGGCATTGGGCTTTCAAGTGGGGCAATAAACGCACCATTGCACGTTAACGGTTCACCTATATTTGAAGGCAACGGTTCCTTTGGAGGGTCAAACGCTACAAGTGCAAAATTATTTGTTAGAGGAGGTTACTCAGATTTTTGGCACAGCACTAATAATTTGTTGCGTGTCAGCCATGATGGAACAAAAGCAAAACTGCAAAGCTTCACTGGTGGTGCTTATGATGCTATTGCATTAAATCCTGATGGTGGTTCTGTGCTGGTTAAAGGTGCAGACAATAATGGCGGCACAGCAGATTTTTCAGTAGCAACAGGAGGCGGCACTCCTCAAATTAGTTGGAGATCAAACGGTCAGGTTCAAATTGGTTCCAACGATATGAACTGGAACAGTAAAATATTTTATGACGGAGCAACCAGATTTTACACATGGGCCAACGACATTGTTTTAAGTGCTGGGCATCAAGGTTCTGGGTCAACTGGAGCGTATGATATTGCCTTATATGCTGCTACATCTCATCACACCCCTGCTGAATATTTAAGATGCGATGGGTCTGCTGGACAAACAGTTCTGAGCAAACCTTTGCAAGCTAACAACATAATAACAGTTGGATCAAACGGTAATGGGCATGATGTAAGGTTTTGGGCAGATAACGGAAAATTCTTTGAGTGGGATGAGAGCATGGAACTCACCCGTGCGAACGATGGTGTTAAATCTGTTTGGGGAAGTGGCGATGATCTTCAAATTTACCATGATGGAAGCCATTCCAGAATTAATAACGCCACTGGCAATTTAAACATCCAAGCCAATGACTTTCATCTAACTGACAGTAGCAACACTGCCGTATCGTTTATTGTAGACCATGATGGGGCAACCGGTCTTTATTTCAATCAATCAGCGAGGCTCACCACTACCGCAACTGGTGTAACAATTAGCACTGACTTAATAGTAAATGATGCATCAGGATTAGCTTCAATTAAGTTAACAGGCGGGGCAAGTGGTGCTGATAATTTTCAGTTGATGCAGGGAGTGACGGGCGTTACCAATGCAGGGTTTAGCATTTACGACATTGATGCAACTGCGACTAGATTTGTAATTGACTCTAGTGGTAATACAACTCTAGGAGGAAACGTATTTCCAGCCTCAGATGCAGCAAAAGATTTGGGTGCATATAACATTCGCTGGTTAAGTGTCTTTGCAACAAGATTCAGAGCTGGAGATGGTAATGCTGGTAATCCCGGTATCACATTTATTAACGACCTAAACACAGGATTGTACCGCAGTGCAAATGATACCATGCACTTGGTCACTGGTGGTGTTAGTCAGATTGCTGTGTCAAATACAGGCGTTGAGATTAATGGTAATCTTACACTTGATAACAGTCATTTAAATTTAGATCACGGATACTCACTGCAATGGGCTGACTCACATGAGCGAATTGAGGCTACAAATTCCACGTTAAAATTCTTCACCAACAACGGTCAGCAAATGACGTTGAGCGGTTCTAATTTAGGCATCGGGGAAACTGAT